AATTCAAAGAAGGTTTTATAGGTACTCAATATCTCAAAGCACCAAGACATCCTTTATTCCTTGATGCGGTTATTATTATCAGAGAGTGTGGTTATTGTCAAGGTAAGCGAGAAGGCTTTTGTAAACGACATGATATTTTGAGGATGTTCTTAGAATGACAAAAGATAACAAACGTCCAGATATTCGATATACAGAACACTTCAATACTCGTTGGTTAGATTTAGTTTTAATTGAAAAGTTTGATAGAAAACGACTTGTAGAAACCATGAACCATGATTCTATGCAGGGAGTAAGACCATGACCGTTAAAAGACTACATTATCATATAAGAAAAGAATTTAGAGAATCATGCCCATTATGTAGAGGTTCGTTCAAATGACATTACAAAAGGAAGGGTTAGAAGTATGAAAATATTACATATATGGGATCAAGCAGGTGTCTCATGTATCATGGCCAAATACCAACGCAAGATAGGCCATGAAGTACAGGTAATCAAGCCAGAACAGAATGACCAATATGGGTTTCTAACATACTACAATGAAACACATACTGACTGTGGTTGTACATATTTTGACGATTTTGCAGTTGAATTGGCCTATAGATTTGATATAATACACTGTCACTCTGTACATGAAATAGCAACAACAATCAAAACATTATACCCAAACAAGAAAGTGTTTATTCACTATCATGGTTCAGACCTAAGAACCAACCTAGTAAACGAATTTGCAAACAACCTAGTAGATGGTATATTCTATGCAACAAAAGACTTGGCCAAATACCTACCTCAAAGAGCAATATACATTCCTACCATAGTTGATAGAGAATTATTTGTATGGAATAGGTATAATGGCCCAGGTACATTCACTAGAACACCAGGAGCATTTTATCTTTACAAGGATACACCAAAATACTATAGACAATTTGATACATTCATTGATAACAGAGTAGTATTGGGCCAACAAATGACTGAACTATCCAAGATGGCTTATGAGTGTCTATCATTGGGCCTAAAGGTTATTGACTGGAGAGGTGATACCCATATTGGCCTAGGTAAAGAACACTGGCCAGAAGAAGTAGTAAAACTTTTAGACAAGTATTACGGTATATCTCCATGAAAAAACCATGCTGGAAGTGTAAAGGTACACAACTAGATGAGGATGTAGAACCAGGATGTGTAGTATGTACACCTCAACTCTTTAAATAACAGTAACTAAAACAATACTATCATGCCAGTATCCAAAAAGAAAACTAACCTAAAGAAGAGTGTTAAACATTCAACATCCCAAGAAGCAATCATTCCTGATATGCCATTAATACCTCAAATCAGATGGGATAAGGTACAGGATGTAATGGTAAACATCTTAACAGCGTTATATTCCAATCACCTAACATACAATGAAATAGACGTAATAATCGGATTAATCAGTACGAGAACATTAGTAAACAAGGTAGTACCTGAAGTACTAGGCCAAGTAACTGCAGAACTACAAGCAGAAAGAGATAAAAGAAGGAACGAGGCTAGTTACATTAATTGAAAACTGATGATTACTACGAAATCAAAGAACATGAACCATTAGATAATGACTGTATATGTGGTTCATGTTGTAAAGAACTATTGGATATTTTTGTAAGAGGTAAGCCAGACGACAGTATTAGTTAAGTTTGGGGGCCTGGATGTGGCCAACAGAGTAGATAACATGGCCCTATGTGTACTGAAACTAGAGAATGGTATATTTGAAGAGATAGGCAATAAGACCTGGCCACATGTGGATTACAATGATATAGCAGAAGACTTGCTAAAGATCCAACGTTATGAAAAGATGAACGCAATAGGTTTTGATAGGCTAGGCTCAGGTGAAGTAGTCAAGATGTTCTCAAGAGAAATACCACTAGTACCTATAGTATCATCCATGCAGAACAAACAAGACATGATAGGCCTAGTAAAGGGATTATTCAACAAGAAGAAACTCATAATCCATACTCCCAGGCTATACCAAGAGATAATGGAACAGGAGAAGGTAATTACAGACGCAGGTAATATCACATACAGACATCCTAGTGGATTCCATGATGATAGATTTTGGGCCATGTGTTATGCAGTCAAAGTGGCCAGTAGGTATATTCACAATCTCCCAAGGCCCATGATGGTGGTATCAAAGAAGCCCATGACCGAAAGAGATATAGAGAAGCAGATTGAAAAAGAGATGAAGGATATATGACTGACAAAATAACAGTTGATGAATTGAAAAATTCATTATTGAATGTTCTACAGTTTGCAACCAACTATTATGAAGATTCATCTGATGTTACAATAATATATGAAAATTTAGATAAAATCCTAGACGGTCAAAAAGCACTAGAATGGATAGCAAAATATGAAACTTCTGTAACTAGACTAGAAACTTTTGTAAAAGAAAACGAAGCAAAATATGGAATGATAGATAACATCATACAAGAAAACAACCAACTAAAACAAATAAAAGAGAGAGTACAACAAATAGCAAAAGATAATCCATTTAACTATTTATCGGTAGAAGATTTACACTCAACGATTCAACAACTTCTAAAGGATGATACAAAATGACATCAATCTACATTGTAGGATACACTCAGAAGGGGGCCTTGTTTGATGGAGTGGCCATTGTAGCAGGATATACCAATAAAGAAAGAGCAGATAACCTACGACAACAATTGGCCCAGGCCAATAAGGGACAAGAACAGTTTGTAGTAATGATTGACCTTGATCCAATACACGTTGATTTAAGTAATACTTAACTAAATATTAGAAGCCTATATGTATGGGCCTGACTAACCTCTTCTATGAGAGAATACTGTGAATTACATGAAAGAATAGAGGTTGTAAGATACCAATATATCAGAGATGGAGAGAGAACCAATATCTTTAGATGTGAAGGTGCTTTGATTCCAGAAGTAGATTATGATTTGGAAGGATGTAATATAGAAGATTGGTATGATTTGGTTAATGAGCAAAGACTTGTTCGTTCTGATTATGTGTTAGCAGTACAGAATTAGATACCCTTTTATTCTTCCTTATTTTATAACAAGTGATTTGTGTGCTATCTACACTCAAGGCCTGAACGGTAGATTGGAAACGGTGACACAACATAGTAACTCGAATACAGAATTGTAGAGGTGGAAACCGTACTGAAACACAGAGTCAGGAAATACTCAGTTGATACGAGGGTTGGGTGCGTGGGCCATCCGTAAGCAGAGTCTATCAACAAGCCCACATTACTACTTTTAATCAGGTGAAACATACCAAAGATGTTATATAACGGATTTGTTATGATATGAACATGAATAATTTAAAACTTACAATCAATATGCAGATAACTTCAGAAGCAATCTCAAGCATTATCCAAGAACTACAAGTAGGTCAGAGTTTTATATACGACGGAAGAAAATACAAGGCGGTTAGGGCACAATTCAATCATAATAGGCCTAATTATATCACGGATTATACTTTGTATCTTGGCTCATACAATACCGAAGTAGAGATAGAAGTAGTAAGGGATGATCAATTAGATTACAAAGAGTCTATATTTGATCCCAAATTACATGAATGTAAATCGTTACCATAAACCTTTTTTATTTAATCTTTAATAATGAAGCCTAGCCAATACTCTATATGGGCCAAGTCAAAACACGCAAGTTAAGGGCCGATAAAGGTACAATAGTACCACTTAATCAACAAAAACTTGCAGAAAAGAAAGATTATGCTTTACCACGTTTTGGTGTTTCTTCACGCAGTACAGTAAGAAAATATGTCTCTAATAACTGGCGTAAGATGGATGGGCAGTCAATGGATTATCAAGGTATTCAAGTATTTGCAACAGTTGATCCATACACATTCTCTGAACGTAAAGACTTTAGAAGTGCCATGGATAACTCGTATGTCTATAGAGGATGTCGTATTCATACTACAATGGTAGCAGGTCAGGGATATACTACAACTGTAGTACCACGCAAAGAAGAAGAACTACCTGAAGACCAGGAAGAGATGTGGGCCCAAACTACTAAACTATGTGTACCATACTGGGATAACAAGGAATTTACTCCAGAACAAATCAAGGACTGGGTAGACAAACTCTGTATGGATTTAGACTTGCAGAATAATGTTTTCAATGCATATTTCTTGGCCCTGGAACAAGGAAGATGTGTACTTGCTATCACACCATTGGATAAAGATCCAGACGAAACAAAAACAGTAAGATGGCAAATCCCAAGAGGTATCAGACTAATCAGGCCAGAGTTTACTATTAGGCCATTAATTGATGATAATACAGCAGAACTAAAAGGATGTCAAGTAGTTGGGGCCTATACTGAAGAAAATAGTTCAGCAATAGACGCAGAACGTATGTTGTATATCATGCATGGATTCAACAATGAATTATTCTCTGATTACTATGGAGATTCCAAAGTGGCCAGAATATCAGATATTGCCAACACACTAAACGTTATCCTCAATCAAGACTATCCCAATACAGCCAAGTATGCATGGTACAAACCACCAATATACTCAGTACCAATACCACCACAAGAATTTGGTAATGAACAATCAATACTAACCCAATTTGCAAACCAGGCCAATGACTCTGAAGGTAGGGCTGTTGCAGTAACTGGCCCAAGTAACAAGGATGAAACAGGTGTAACTGTACTATCAGGTGATAATGCACATACTGATACTGCAGGGCTTGAAACAATTAGAACAGGCCTAATCAAGGCCATTATCACTGCATTTGGTATTCCAGGATTCATGCTATCAGAAGGTGATATTGGTTCAATGTCAGGCAATAGTAACATAGAAGAGATTGATATGTACATCAATACTGAAATCAGGCCAGAGAGAATCATCCTTGAAAGGTCCATTGAATCTCAATTATATGATCGTATTCTACAGATATTATTCCAGGTTGATGATACAAACAAACTTCCAATCAAAATCAAACACAAGTTCAACAAACCCAAGTTGTTTACCATGATTGATCCTGCATTGTATAACGAGATGAAGGATATGGTACAGATAGGATTAATAGATGAAAGTGGTATGAGAGAGTTCTTGGGTTTAGAAGAACTAAACAAGGATACATTATCCAAGGGCCAGAATACTGATCCAGACTTGAACAGATGGAGACCTGACTGGCAATCTCCTGTTCAGATTAACATGTGGCCAAGAGCAGATGGTCAAATGGCTACAACAGTATCACCATGGGGCTCATTACCAAAACAAGCAAAGAAGGTTGAAACTTAATGGATAACTCTGAAGTAGACCTAATCATACAGGCCTTGAACAAACAAGCAGAAGACATCAAGTATATCAGGGATAAAGTTGATGGTCAAGCAGATAAGATTAATGATTTATGTTCAAGACAAACAATGACTGAACAGGAAGTAAAGGCTGAAATAAGTACAAGAGTAAAGAACGAAACTAGCAAGTACAAGTTTATCACAATCATATTCTCAAGTATTGGTGGTATTGTTTCTGCAGTAAC